CCTTTCGGTTGATTGTTTTTATTTATTTGCATAAAAATTAATTTATACTATTGAATTTATTTGTAAAGGGATTATATAAGATATTATGTTATTATTTATAAAAACTTAATACTAAATGAAAGGATTTCTGGGGTGTTGCTATCAGCGTGATGTACCCCCAGAAACCATACAGAATTTACGAATTTTGTGTATGTCATTAAAGAGTCGACCTACAACACAAAATCGGTTGTATTTGCACATGCTTAAAAAGGTCGTGTGCAACTACAACTAGAAAAATTTTTATTTTTTTTTGGGTGGGCCCGCCCGGGCTCCTCATAATTGTTTTTTTTGGGTGGGCCCGCCAGGACTCCCCATAATGTTTTTTTTTGGGTGGGCCCGCCAGGGCTCCTCACAATGGCCGCGAGCCAGCAAGCTTGTCAAGTAAATTATTTTTTTTATTATCTTGCATCTGGGATTAAATAGGATATATATACAGCTGGATCAGGTATCGCGCCGCCGCCGCTATTGCACAGGTAACCTGGCCTTATCTGGTCCATAACAAAAGGAGAAATAGTATGAAAGTTAAAATAAATATAGAATGGAGAAAAAGCAAACAGGAACCCGAGGCGCCTGAATACGTTATTCGAGACGCTTTGAAAATGGCCGGCTGGACTGTCGGACATATCGAGACTCAAGGCGTATGGGATGAAGACAAACCCGCAACGCCTCAAGGGCCGTGGAACCAGGACCGGCTGCCACATGAATGGATTGTCGATGGGTTTCTTACTGGGAAATAAATTTAGAGGCCGGCCCGCTGGGCCGGCCGCTGCACGCGCCTGGGATCCAGGACGTTGGGCCGCAAGCCCACAAGCTGCAAGCCTTCAAGCTCTCAAGCTTGACAATGGATCTGGGATATTATAAGATAATTAAAAAGGAGAAATAATATGGACAATAAAGACTACACAAGACGTAACAGGTTCAACGGTGAAAGCGTTGAACTTACACCCGAGGAAGCTAAGCGCCATGATGACATTTTTTATTATGAAGCTCTTGCCACGCTCGAGGATAAAAAGGCAGGCATCGATGGCACTTCCAAACTTTGGGATAAGGTGCGAAGTAACCTGGATTGGTTCAGACAGCACAACGCCAAAGCTTATATGGTGTTATTAGACTAATGAAAAAAAATAGATACAATGCAGCCGGACCAGCAATGGTCCGGGTGCTGTTAATACATTCAGACTGGCTCAGGGACAATGGCCACAAGCTACAAGCCACAAGCTGTAGAGCTCAAGCCGCAAGCTTGACAAGGAAATATTATTGTCGTATAGGATATTATAAGAAAGGAAAAATTACTTATGTTAATAAAAGAAGCAAAAAAAATAATTATATCATTAAGCAAGCCTGACAAGATGCCTGGATATGCTTACGGCATACCGGCGCCAGAATGCAAAACTGGCTCAAAGCTCAGGTTAATTCCTAACAGCGTCTGCGCTGGCTGTTATGCCATGAAGGGTAACTATATTAGATTTCCTGAAATTATGAAGGCGCAATATAAAAGACTGGCAGCGTTGCAGGACCCGCGCTGGGTAGATGCGATGGCCACTGTTATAAACTCACGAGCCGTGAGCAAACATAAAGTTTTTAGATGGCACGACGCCGGCGACGTGCAAGACCTGGACCACCTGAACAAGATCTTCGAGGTGTGCAGGTTAACGCCGGGTATGCAGCACTGGATGCCAACGCGTGAAGCCTGGATAAGGGACCACCTTGAGCGATGTCCAAAAAATTTAATTATAAGATTATCAATGACAATGATTGACCAGGCAGCCGCTGGGAGCTGGCCGCATACGTCGACTGTTACCACGAAGCCAGGCGCTCGAACCTGTCCGGCCCCGGACCAGGGCGGCCAGTGTGGCAGCTGTAGACAGTGCTGGTCTCATGATGTAACTAATATCAGTTACGGTAAACACTAATGTTTAGATCCCCGAAGTATTATGCAGAGCTTAGGAAGAACGTCAGGCAGCAAGCTAGCAAGCTCACAAGCTCTCAAGCAAACGAACCGAGGGTTCGAGCCCGCAAGCCAAAGGCTCAAGCTTCAAGCCAGAGTCCACAAGCTCCAGGATCCTCGAGCCTGGGTACAAGCGAACCTTCCCCTTGTCCGGGGTACAAGCAACAAGGATAAATGTATTCAAATTATGTTTCATGTGAAACGCTATTTGGTGGGGTGAAAAGCGTATTTTATTAACTAATGTTAACTTTAACTCAACAGTGAAAAACCTGCCAGAATCATTATAACCCAATAGATCGGGAGTGCCCAATAAGCTACGGTTTTCCAGTCTTGTCCAACTAATTTTACTTTTAATTCCTTTAAGCTCACGCCATAAATCCTTTTCTAATTTAATCAAGTTAACGTACTCCTCGATTACAATTTAGAAATGATCTTTCCCATCTTAATTTTGGGTGCAGCACAAGTTAAAACTAATCGATGTGTCTCTTGTTCTTTAATACCAATTATTTTATTTTCAAGAAGTTTCGCACCGGTAATGTCATAAAATTCTCCATTAGGTAATTCGATTTGAACTCTTGCGTTTTGGCATGTTGGAGACTTAAAAAACTTGTCTAATCCGTGTCTGAATGTCTTTCCGTCTATCATATTTCTAGGGTTGTTTTATATCCCATATATTATATATTAGCAAGTATGAGTCAAGAAATTGTCAAAAAGAAGGCAGCATACCCAACTGAACTTACAGAAATGCAGAGAAGATTCTGTGAATATTTGATTATGAATGAGGGTAGAACTACCAGAACTGAAGCAGCTATACACGCTGGATACAGCCCAAAGTCTGCTACACAGGAAGCGGCAGGATTAATACAGAATCCAAAAATACAAAGATATCTACAACATAGATCTAATGAGATTAACAGAGCATTTACTGTTACAAAAAACAATTATGTTAGACGTCAACAAGTATTATCGCAGGCATTAGTAGAACAAGGTAAGATTAAAGATGCTGCACCATTTGAACAATTAATTGGTAAAGCAACAGGACAATTTGTTGAGACTCATTTACATGGTAATTTAAGTGATATGGCTAAAGAAGAAAAGCTAGAAGAAATTAAAAGATTAAAAACTTTACAAGAAGAAAGATTAAAACTAACTAATGAATCTTCGTTATCTTCTTCACCCAAGCCATCGGAATCATCGTCCGATCCCCAAAAGTAAAACCGTCTTCATCTTTATCGTAAGACGCAAATAACTTAATTGAGTTTTTATCTTTGGAATACAACCAACCTTCATTAATTGGTTTAGCAAATTTCATTCTATCAAACTCTTTATCAGAGGCCCAACCAGAATCGCTAACACAATCAATCCATTCAACTCTTACTCTAGAATAAGGAATGTCTGAACTGCTATCGTTGATAACTCTTTTTCTTTTCTTTTTGGGCATAGCTAACGTATACACCTCTCTCAATGATTTTTAAATTTAAAAATGCAAATCATATGCGCGCGTCCCTTATTTTGTTGGTATTGCTTGCTTATTTGATCATTTTAGTAAAATTGTATCTTTTGTAACCAATTGTATCCTGCTCTAGGATACAAATTTGAGCGAATAAGTGTTGGTATACAACAATTCTAGAATTTGTACCAATTGTAACCACTTTTAAAAAAAATTTTTTTTATTTTTTGTTTTTGTTTTGAAAAGGGTATACAAAGGGTACAAATGAAATTAGCCTATGATTTACTACACTTTTTGATCATTTTTTGTATCCTGAGCCTCTTTTGCCTGGGTACAATTTTGATGATATTGGTCTACTTTCTTCAAGAATGCGTGTTGATAGCGTACGAATTCACGTCCAGACACCTCAAACTTCTGAAACATAAAATCTTTGGTGCACATTAGAATGATTCCAGACTGTATTTTGGTACCATAAACATAGTTATGGGCCATGCAATATGCCCCCAGCTGCTCAAAGTAGTCTTCAATCCATTCACGTCTCTTTGGTTTATTTGATTGCTTGAAGTCTATGATAGCCGGCTGGCCATCGAAGATTCCTACAACGTCAGTTGCTCCTGCATACAACCCAGGATAGTATAACGTCACCTCTTGGCCCCATACCTCTTCCAGGTCCCTGAGCCCTGATTCTATAATCTTGTGTGCCATAGTCTCGGCCTGTACACCCAGCGGTGTAAGGTCCTTGTGCCCCGAGCCGTCAATGTGTGCTTCTAGGAAGCGGTGCATTGCCGTGCCACGCTCGGCTGCCAAGTCTCGCTGTACGTCCGCAGTCTTCGGACCAAGGCGCTGTCTCCATGCTTCAAGAGACGCTTTCTTCTCGTCCGACTGGCATGCGGAAAGAATCGTCGTTACCGACGGAAGCTTTTCTTCGCGAATGTCATAGTGTCGTTTACCACCAACCAATGTACGCATTGATCGTGGGTAGTCGTATAATCTGTTAAACTTAAAAGCCATTTCGATCGTCTATCTCTTTTAATTCTTTTTCTCTTTCTTTTTTATTCTTCTTAGATTGTTTATAAGACTCATCTAATTCATCGTATTCTTTTTTAAAAGGGTCTTCTACTTTTTTAAATATTTCATTAAAGTTTTTACGATACAAATCGGTGGAAACCCTTGATTTTCCATCCCATTTTTTACCTTTGTCCTTACTCATAGTTTACGCTTTAACTCCTCTAAGTATTCATGGTTCTCTTGATTTCTAATTAAATTTTCCATGTCTTTACTTTGTTTAGCTCTTAATATTTTAGTGTGTTCTCTCCAGGCCCAGGCATTTAATTTACCTGTCCAACCCATGATCCACAAATATATTTTAAATTTTATTTCATCCATGTTTTATACCAATCAATATTAACTACATTATTTTTTTTATATTTACCTTTACGAGGAGCATGGTCTAACACTTCTCTTGTATCTAGATTAACATACACTAACTCAATACCTAATCGAGTCTGTTCTTCATTAGGTGTACGATTAACTTTCCAACCATTTTTCTCACGCAATGATACAGCTTTTACATCTACTAACATAATATAACCATCATGATCTAACACGGCCATGTCTGCGGGTCCGTGTTGTGATATGTTATTAAACACATAAAAACCTTTCTTAATAAAAAACTCCTGAGCAATTAACTCTGCTTGATCGCCTTTGATATGTTTTTTATTTCTGGGCATTAGACATATTCTCTTTTGTATAATGCTTAATTTTATTTAAATCCAATGAATTAGATACATTACCAGATACAGATACTCTAGTTACATCAGAATAAAACGGTGCAACATAATGTTTTACCCATGATGGAAATATAAACATATCACCATTTGTAGGATGCACACCTTGATAAGTAATAGCTTGTCTATTACCTTCACCATATAAAAACATAAGACTACCTGGGCCACCAGATTGTCCTTGATATTCTTTTTGTTCTTTCTGAATCTCTTCTGGTATATCTAAAAATATAACAAAAGATAAATTATCAGAATGGTCATGTGGTGGATTAAACTCATTCTTTTTCATAAAGTTAACCCATAAAGAATTTAAAAGATACTCTGGTTTTTGTTCATAAGGTTTATTTTTAAACTTTTGAAACGCTTGATCGTATACTCCAAGACATTGAGATACTTCTGGTAAGAATATTTCTTTTTGTCTGTAAGCGTATTCTTCCTTAATAACTCCTGCTAATTTTGTATTAAATTTTAACTCTTCCTTTCTACTCTCTTCAGCTTCACTTAAAAGTTTTTTTCTAAAATCTTCTGATATTTTTAGTTGGACAATACAAGGTCCCCAACTAAAAACACCATACTTTATATCATTACTCATTTATCACCTAACATTGTTCTAAGGTTTGTGTTCTCTTCAGACAATCTATCTATTTCTTTTTTTAATCCTTCGATTGTTTTCTCTTGATTAAAAATAGCACCGCCTGCTTTTCTGCATTGGTTTTGTAAAAAGATTTTTTGTTTTTGTAATGCCTCGTTCTCATTCTTGTATTTTTTTACCTCAGCATACAAAGCAACTTTTTCTTCTTGAAGTTTTTCTATTTCTTCTAGATTTTCCATTCCTTCATTACTCATTTTCTCCTCCTTTCATAATCCAACGCAAAGCAGATGTTGTAGGGTCAAACCCATCAAAATCATACTTACTGCAACCTGTGGATGCCATCAGAATCAATAATAATATCATCAGCTTGACTCGCATCTATTTCTCCTTCCGAGTCACAGACACCACATTGTGCTGTAACTTCTTCTTTAGCTAGTCTGTAAGGTATTCTTACATAACCGTTGCCCTTACATGTTGGACATATTATCTTATTTTTTTTCTTTGACTTTTCCATTCAGTTTCCTCGCTTTCTCATTTACTAAAATACTTATAGTTTGTGATCTACTTAGCACTGTGTCTGGTTGTATTACTTTTCTTATCTTATCAATTAGGTCATAGGTCTTATGACTTAATGATACATTTTTGTACTTTGTTATATCAGTCATTGTGATACACTCCTTTCTTTAGATTTATCATATAGGATTTATCTTATAATTTACAATAGATGTCAATGAAAATATTATTATCTTTAATACTTTGTTCTGGTGTAGCTGGTGAATGTATGCCTGCATACGAATGGCCAACAAGATTCCCAGATATGTATGAGTGTATGCTTGCAGGCTATGAACAATCAACAGCAAAAATGTTAGAAATTGGTAGAGTTGAAGTTAATCAATTTGATATGTATGTTAAATTTACTTGTGGCCCAATAGAAACTATTTAATTCATATAAAACCCTGTAATTTCCGTGCACGTACTTTTACAGGGCCAAAGGCTCCACACCTCCACGGTACTTGCCGCTTCAAAGGTTGCCGTACAGGGAATAGCGCAAGGCGTTATATGGACGGAGGTCCTTTTCATACTCTTAAATTTTATTTACATATACAACCAACTAGACTACCGCTGCCATCTTTCATGATGTGCAGGTTTAACGTGTCAACGTAGCCTGTTAGTTTTAATCTTAGTATCTCGCACAGGTCCATGCAGTTCACTTCTCCCAACAAAGACATATGTTCCGTCATTTGCTTTGTGACAGGAATTAATTGATACAATCCGTCGTTTAATATGATGAGGTCCATTTGCACTCTCCTTTACTAATTTATACCAAAGATCTTTGTAGTATGGATCTTTAGTTTTGTTATACATAATTGCTGCATCATCTATTTTCTTTTGCATCTTCACCTCCAACTCTAGTACCGAAGGCTATAATTTTCTTGATCCCCGGTCCCTGTAGCTCTAACTTTGCATAAGGTGCCCAAGATTTTTTAATCAAGTTCATTTCTAATACAAGATTAGACCATTGCTTTTGACTAATGTCTTTACTTGTTATTGTCATTTTTTTCATAATAATCCTTTCTATAATTCTATATAGTATCTTATGGGATGTTTGTCAACCCTGGCCTTTGTATCTTGTCTGTTTTTTCTGACGTTTTTCGTGTTTATTTTGATTTTTTTTATGCTGCCTAGGTCCTCTTTTAGGTGGCTTATCTCTAGGTGTGAAGAATTTAAAACTTACTCTAGCCATTCTTTTACAAACAATTTACCATCTTTACGTGATGTAAGCACAGGTAAATAACTTATCTTACCATTAACATGTTGCTCTAAATCTGTTCCACAATTCATACATCTATAAAAAGCTTTATCCAGTCCTACTAACGTTGTAAGTTCACTACACGTTGGACACATGCCATTAACTATTTCTGCTGTTACTTTGAAATTTTTTTCTGTCATATGCTTTCTTATTCTTTACCACTTTTTGTTTAAAATGTCTAAGCTGTTTTGCAACAGGATTTCTTTTCTTGTTTGCTTTCTTCATTACTCTAGTATAAGCTTCTTGATCGATAAACTTCCATCAATATTCGACTCTAATTCTGCCATAGATTTTATGCATTGATACTTGACATGTCCATCAGGTTTTGTTCCACGTTTTGCAATTCTTTTGCCTTTTAAACACTCGGACATTGATGGCTGTATACGAGCTTCTTTAATCTCTCCTTGAACAATCATAAGTAGGGCTACCACTAACTCTGTCATTTAATACTCTTTTCCATTTTCTCTTACCTTATCTTTTAATCCTTCGATATCAGCTAGTGCTTTATCTAACTGTTCTCTTAAAAATTGTATATTAACTTTGTTAGTCATGTTCATCTCTTGAGTCTGTTCCATTTTTTCCACAGTCTTATAAAGATCCTCGATTAAAAATATCTGCTCCTGATCGACGGGGACCTGTTCACTTTTTTTAAGCAAATCATTTTGAAATAGCTCACGTGACGTCTCCAACGATACCAGCCTGGCCGTTAGCTCGGTGTATGCGAACACGCCGGCTGCGACGAGTAAAATTAGCGATGCTACCGTTTTCATCGGCATTTGCACTGCAGCGGATTCTGATATGTTAAGTGGTTTATTTGCCATTGTTTGTTTCGTTTTCAAAACTTATATCTGTGCCATGATCTTTTTCATGTTTATAAGTTCTTTTAGAATTCTTTTTCTTTTTACATTGACATCTTGGTCCTGCTAGTGCGTTAGCAACAGCTTCACATAGACGGTCTAGGCCGCCAAAGAATGCATATAAAAATTTATCAATCATCTTTTGGTTTTGGTAAAGGTAGTATCACATTTTCATCTTCAGTTAAATACTTAGGTATAACAAGTTTCTTTTTACTGGGTTTTATAAACTTATCACCCATTAAAGTAAGGTCAGGGTTCTCTTTTTTATAGTCATCTTTCATATCATCCCACAAACTTTGAGAATCAGAGGGTCTAGTGTTATCTCTTGCAGGAGTAACCCCTCTACATTTAGATACTAATAAATTAAAATTAGAATTGTTTGCAAGACTTGGATTACTATTAACCCTACCACACATTTTCATTAACTCTAATTGTTGTTTGATTGCTACGTTTTCTTTTGCTGTTTTACAGTCTGTGCCTAAATATTTTCTGTAGGTAAATCTTAAATACTGTTGTTCGTTTGTACTACTATCACTATAATTATAATCAGTATCTCTTCTTTCTGTGCTTACTTCCATTTCACCACATCTTACACCATAGTCGTTAAGGTATTCGTTTCTAGGATACGCAGGTTCCACAAACAATGCTAGGATTGTTAGAGCTAAGATAAGTATCCCTGTAAAATAATAATTCATCCTGAGAACCTCCATACATTACCTGTTTAAATCCTTAATATCATAGTCGTGTTCTCTAACTTGGTCTGCTAGTTGTCTGTATAAATTTTCTGCCATCTGCCACGTAGATTCTGCAGAAGTTAATCTTGTATTTTGATCTACAATTTTATCTTCTGCAACTTTTAAATCTCGTTTAAGATCTACAATTTGTTGTTGATTTGAATTGATTGTGTCTGTTAAATTTACAATGTACCTAACGCCTGTGAACGTTCCGACTAGCACTGAAGCTACCACCGGTACCATAACTATATTTTTCTTTAATAGATCTGCTAAGTTCATACGGCATAAAGTCCTTTATTAAAAGATTATAGCCCCTAACACAAATGCAACAGAAGCAATAAGTATTTCTGTTCTATAATGTAGTTGCCAAATCATAAATTTTTCTTTGTATTTATTTATCATCATCTTCCTCCAAGTTTCTCAGCTTATAATCATAACTACCTTGTTCGTGTTCATCGGTAATCCATTTAGCTGAATTTTCTACGGAATAGATCTTACTGGTTACTAATCTATTAATCAAGTTTTTTGATGGGTCCACACCCATAGATGCATCAAACATTTTAAGCCTATTATTGGGCTGTATTGCAAAGTTTCCATCCTCTAATTGTAATACGTGGCCACATTTATGTTGATCTGGTTTTTCTGCATAACCAAAATTTAATTCATTGAAGTCTCCTGCACACCAGTCAATTGTAAATAAATATTTACCTTTACGTTTTACTCTACGTCGTGATGTATATTGCATTGTAGCACCAGCCAACTCATAAAAAGTTGTGACACTTACATTATAACTAAAACAATCCCACATAACTAATTCATCTAATGGTAATTCTTTGACTCCAGGTTTTGTACAGAAAGCCGAGATAGGTGCTCGCCACCACAGGCCACCATCTTCCATTAAAAAATGAAACATTGGTACTCTGTTTGGTATAGAGCTAAAACCAAATACTCCTACTTCAAAATATTTGTCGTGTGAATCTTTTTGATCTCTAAGATAGTTACCCCTGACGTAACATTCTATTACTGGTATGTTTGCATTAAGATAAGCCATTAGTCATTTATACTCCCCCAGTTTTTACCGTGTTCGTAGTCTACTTTGTTTGGAACCTCTAGAGTAACAGCTTGCTCCATAATCTCAACAATCTTTTTTGCCTGTGCGTCATTTTCTATTGATAAACATAGTTCGTCATGTATTTGTATGTGTGCTACAATTCCTTCCTTGTATAATTCTAACATAGATTTTTTTGTCATGTCAGCTGCACTACCTTGTATTAATTTGTTTAATGCTTTGTATGTGTAAGCTCTTTTAATCCCTGGTCCATGTTCTGCCAATGCATCTTCGTGTGACATAGCTTTGTGCATACCAAAACTATTAGGTTCCCATAGATGAAACCTGCATAGTCGTCCCAGCAATGTACGGATTTGTCCACGGTCTTGTGCTCTGTTAGATGCTTTTTCCATAAGTTGTTTAACAAAAGGTACTTTACCATGATACGTGTTAAATAATTCTGCAGCTTTGTCTTTTGATACTCCAAGTTCTGCCTGTAGTTTAGCTTTACCCATACCATAAAATAATCCTAAGTTAATTGTTTTAGCTTGGGATCTTGGTATCTCTGCCATGTCTGCTACAGTCTGGTGAAAGTCTGAGTTAGCATCATTTTGATATGCGTCTACTACATCATAAACAGAGGGTAATTTGTATAAAGCAGCATAATGCACTACCAGCCTAGGTTCTTGCTGAGAATAGTCAAAACAACCCCATCTATGGCCTTCCTCGGGTATAAATAACGACCTTATCTTAGGTCCAAGGTCTTTGTTACGTGCTGGAATCTGTTGTAGATTTGGATTCTGGTAGGAGAACCTACCAGTAACCGTGCCACCCCCAGCATTTCTTAATTGGTTTATTTCTGCATGTATTCTACCTTTGTGTTCGTATCGTAGAATAGAATCTATAAAAGTTGTATGTGCTTTGTTAACTTCTCTTGCCTTTGCAATCATGTTAACAACAGGATGTTTGTGTTCTTGTAAAAAGTTTTTTGTAAAACTTGGTGCTTGTGTTTTTTCTGTGCGTTCAAAAGGTATTTTTAAATTTTCAAATACATCTGCGATACTACTAGCTGCCCAGATCTGTGGTCTTACATTAGTTTCTTTTTCAATAGCATTTAATAATTCATTCTCTTCATTAATTAAATTTTTCTTTAATGTGTGTGCTGCTTCTACATCTACTCTTACACCTTTGAATCTCATGTCAACCAGGCATGGAAATAAATCTGTTTCTAATTCCATAATTGATTGTAGGTCCTGTGCAATAATTTCTTTCTTCATTTCTTGCCATAAACCAAATGTAGCTTCTGCATCTCGTTCAGCATAAGTCCCGACATTAAGTGACGGAAGTTTATACATTTCAGATTTAGGGTCTATTCCCCATTCAGCTGCTGCTTCTGCAAGTGCAGCTTCATTCTTACCAAAACCTAAATACTTCCAGGACAAACTATTAAGATCATATCTAAATCTATTCTCATCAGTCACAGCTGCGGCTATCATTGTATCAACAATCATACCATTTATGGTTAGGCCCATAGCTTTAATCCAACATACGTCGTACATTGCATTGTGAAATATTTTTGTAGAATCTGTTTTAAGAATATCTTGAAACCATTCTAAAACTTTTTTACGATCCATGTTGCCACCACCTTCGTGTGCAATAGGAAAGTATCCTTTGTAATGTGATGTTGCTACAGCTATTCCTATAACTTCTCCATTACCTATAATAGATCCAGATCCTTTTTTAATTAAGTCCGGGTCTTTTGTTTCTAAATCAATTGCAATTTCATCAACCTGTCTAAGGTCTGGAAATTCTGTGGGTATTACCCATTCTGTCTGTGCGCTAAATGTAGGTATCTTCATAACATTAAATAACAAAGAATTAATAAACATGTAAACAACCCCATGTAATGAGGTATATGATTATTTGGTTCCATAGTCCCTTTCGATTATCATTTCTATAAAATGTATTGCTTTTTCCAAGTCTTGTTTCTTTCCTTTATCGCGATGTCTTATTATATATTTTATAGCACAACCTTCTGGATATAACAACTCATTCTCAACTACAAATTTGCTTGGTTGAATTTTGTATTTTTGATAATGGGTCCCGCCGTGCTGCTTATTCCAAACTTTCGATGTCATAACCTTTGTCCTCATGTTTAGCTGTTAGTATATATAAATTTTGTTTTGTACGTGTTACACCCACATACCAAACTCTTTGTTCTTCGTCGTATTTATCTTCGCTTCTTTCTACTGCGTCTCTTATTTTTTTTGTATTGTCTAAAATTAATAAAACATTTGTAGCTTCCCCACCTTTTGCTGCATGTATTGTAGATAATTTTACTCTTGCAGGTTTAGATAACTCTTCTTTAAGTCTTAACATTTCTCTTATGTATAAACTTTCTTCTGGATCTGTTTTAAAAACTTCATACCACTCTTGTGTTTTTGCATAACCAAACTCATATAGGTCGTACATTCTTTCTTCTTTTAGTTCTATATCTTCTTCTAAAAATTCTAAAAGGTCTTTGCATTCTGATAGAGATAGTTTATCTCCATTAGTCCATCTCGTATAATTTTTAATAGCTGTATACAATCTTGTCTTATAGCTCTTTCTACCTTTTATTTCAAAGTAAATAGCCATATCTTTTAATGTAGATTTTAATTTAATTAGTTTATCATTTGTTCTTGCAAGTATTAACCAATCACCATTATACAGCGGCGCATCTTCAATAGACATTATATGGTTCGTGGTCCCTGATTCCGGACGCGGTGCCCATTGTTTTTTAATTCTTCTGTCATCTGGTATTCTACTTAAAATTTGATCAGCCACATGTTGTACTTGTCGTGGTACCCTGTAAGATTGTGGCAAGATTATGTCTTTAGCTGGCTCGTTTTGAAATCTTTTAACATCTGCACCAGCCCAGCCATAAATAGCTTGATCATCATCACCTGCTAGTATAACATATTTAGAGTTTTTCTTAAGTATATCGTACATTTTCCATTGTATTGGCGATAAATCCTGTGCTTCGTCGACAAATATTACATCATATTTCGGACACAATTCTGCCACATTAAATTTTTCAATCATGTCTGTAAAATCTACCAGGCCATATGCCTGTTTATAATTATCTACTTCATCTTTTAAAATTTGTAGCTGATGCTTGTCTATGTCCTCTGAATACATGTCTGTATTATATTCTTCCTCAATAGATACGTTCTTAATCCTTGCTGCATTAATAATGTTAAAGTATTCACTATTAGAATCTACAAACCCAGTCTTCTCTTCTCCATTAGAATAAACTGTAACCTCTATACCTAATTTTCTACCTATGTCTTCGTAGTGTTCGTCTTGCATTACTTGCGCTTTCTTTATACCTAGTTGATTAAAAGCTAGTGAGTGTAGTGTTCTAAAATGTTTTAGATTTTTCTTTTGTAGTTTTGGATATGCATCTAACATTCTGTCTACTGCCTCGTTAGCAGCTTTAGTTGTAAATGCAAAGTATCCTATTCTATCAATAGGTGTACCAAGTTTAACAAATGTTTTTACATACTTAATAAGTCTGGTTGTCTTACCTGTACCAGGAGGACCCAATATTTTTCTAATCACATTATCTCCGTGTTGTGTTTTATTTTAGTATGGTTTATTTCTATGTCTTCAAACTCTTCTATACTTATCATTACAATATTTTTTGTAGGTGTATTGTATTTACCTTTTTCTTTTGTTGGATATCGTTTCTGTTCTAAAAATTGTATGTCACATTTTTTGTAATTAGTTTTCATCATTACACCCGTTTTATCTTCGCCGTGTTTCCAATTCTTAGATCTTAGTTTGTCGTAGAATTTGTCAAACTTAAAGTATGCATAACCATCTTCTATTAACACGGTTCCAGATTTAAATGCTGCATCGTTCATAGCTTTAGGTCCATTTATTTTTGCATGTAATACGTCGTGTAGTTTTTCTTTTGGTGATGTACCTACAGGAGG